ATGGTGCGTACACGATCGTGAACAACTTTCAGACGCCTCGTATCCACTTTGGCGTTGAACACGTCAGTCCAATCCACACCCTGTTGTCCCTCGAACAACACTTCCGCAATATATTGCTGATAGAACGTGTTCTGGGCAAAGTCCCATAAAGTGCGGACCTGAGCAGGGGCCGGGACCGTTCGATCGTCGTAGTACTCCATGGTATTGTCGGGCAAAGCATCCCAGATATCACGTTGTGTGACAACAACAATGCGGCGCCATTTCCAATTGGCAGCCCCTCCAGTTTCGAAATTAGACCGCTCACTGTAACCCACAGAATAAGTGTACGCTGACTTTCTAGCGTAATCACCCGTGCGAGCACGAGTACCATCAAGTAAATCTTCGGGGTTGACTCTCACCGCCCTGGCAGTTGGCGAAAAGCCGAACCACCAAACTCTCTCACCGGTCATGTTGACCGGGACACCGACTGGCCCTTCCGCTGCTCCGCCGTCAGGCGCCATAATAAGACAGGGCATGTTGTCCCGTTTCTTCTGAGACGAAACCTGAAGGATACGTCTTCGGGACGTGTACCCTCTTCGCATTCGTCGGCGACGGTAATTTCGGAAACGCGAGGAATACGACGACGCCGTTCGACGACGGCGACGCCGAAAACGTAAGGCGGAGCGCCTTCCATACCTTCGGAACCTCCGGACAGCCATTATGCTTAATAATGGGAGGCCTCCACTACCACGTGCAAGGACACCTCTGCGTATTTATACTCCGACTGTGTCCTGTGTCCTACGTCCTGTTGGGTAAATTTTAAATCCAACAGGACACACATGACATTCCACTGCAATGCACGCTACTTCTTACTCACCTATTCTCAGTGCGGGGACCTCGACCCCTGGGCGGTTAGTAACCACCTTGGAGAATTACGAGGAGAATGCATCGTGTCGCGAGAAGCCCATGTTGATGGTGGAACTCACCTACACGCTTTCGTCGATTTCGGCCGGAAATTCCGATCTCGACGTACCGATATCTTTGATGTTGGTGGTTATCACCCAAATGTTTCAACTACGCACACTTCACCACGTCAAGGCTTCGACTATGCGTGCAAAGATGGTGACATTGTGGCAGGGGGATTGGAACGACCAGACGGACGCGATATTGTTAAGCGAGAATCTCGATGGCATGATATCATCGCTGCAGAGAGTCGAGAGGAGTTTTTCTCAATGCTTATGGAATATGATCCACGAAGTCTTTGCACCCAATTTACCCAGCTCACAAAATATGCCGACTGGCGCTACCGCGAAAATCTTGAGCCGTATCGATCACCAGAGGGCATGGCTTTTGATACATCGGGATTTCCTGAACTTGAGAGATGGGCACTTGAATACCTGGGACCTGAGACCGTATGTAAGTTGTCTTGCACGTCGCCTTTGGCTCCCGCGCCCCATAAAGGGGCACGAGGGGGGCCCTCCCAAGGGGCCCCTCCCCCCTCGGGTCGCCAGGCTCGAGTGCGCTGGGATATAGTTTCAGCGCCGTCTTTACTAACTCGAGCCTAGGTGGCACACACCGCGGTCAATCTCTAGTCTTGTACGGACCGAGCAGAATGGGGAAGACCTTTTGGGCCCGAAGTCTAGGCAGCCACGCCTACTTCGGTGGGCTATTTTCCTTACAAGAAGAAGTATCAGGCGTCAATTACGCAGTGTTTGATGACATCAACGGGGGTATAACATTCTTCCCACAATACAAGTGGTGGCTTGGCCATCAACGCCAATTTTATGCCACCGACAAATACAAGGGCAAGCAGCTAATAAACTGGGGTAGACCCGCTATATGGATATCGAACAAGGATCCCCGGGAGGAGTCAGGCGCGGATTATGATTGGTTGAACGCAAATTGTACTTTCGTTTATGTAGACACTCCTTTATTCAGTGAATAGACTATCTCTCGTGCCAATAATATGTTCCAGACGGACTCCACCGCATCTGGTTACCGGCAGCTCCATTCGCACAGGCAAATATGTCAAAAATGAACATATTACCCCCACTGAATCTGTCTTCACCGACCCACTTCGCTTGCTTCCCAGCAACGAACTTCTTGTCACCTGTTTCATCATTCTGATAAATCAACCGTTCACGGTGGGGCAGCCAATGTTTCGCCCCACCCCAGTGTGCTGCTTCATTTCCTCCGCTGATGGTGCGTACACGATCGTGAACAACTTTCAGACGCCTCGTATCCACTTTGGCGTTGAACACGTCAGTCCAATCCACACCCTGTTGTCCCTCGAACAACACTTCCGCAATATATTGCTGAT